ACCTTCCGCCATCTCAGAATCAATCTGTTTATCAATCTCAGCAATTTCCGTATCGGTTTGCTTGAGAACTTGACGACGGATATAGTCAATACTAAAGTATTTACCCACGAATGGATCCATAGTACCGACAAGGTTCATACGCTCATTACGGATTTCTGTTTCTTTCAGTTCATTGAAGTAACTATCCGCAATGTAGTTAATCTGGATATGATCCTTGTAGTCATCCCATTCATCAATAGAGATGACTTCTTTTAAGATTAACTGCGTCTTGAGGAGATCCATGAATAGTTCACTGAATCTCTTACGAAGACGTGCGATGAATTTCTGGAATTTAACTTCGTCGCGGGTGATCTCTGCTGCGCGTCCGATGTTAAAGGTTGTCTCTGTCTCTAGTCTGGAGGAGGGGACGTTGAGTGCTTTGTAGAGTTTCTTTTGGAAGTATTTGACATCCTCCAACTCACCCAGATTTTGACCACCAGGGAGAGTAGTAATTTCCGTTCCTCTACCACCTTCACGGCGAGGTAACCAAAAATCCTCAAGCATTGACATAAATTTCTTATCGTCTCTAATCTCGCCTGTGCTTGCATCGTAAACCAGTTTGTTACGATAGCGACCCATAACCTCACGGAGATACTGCTCGGCTTTTTGCTTAGGCAAATTACCCACATCAATGTAGAAAATTCTTCGCTCTGGAGCACGGGATAAACGATAGATAACAAGAGAGTCCTCAATCATGCGGAGTTGGTTTACCGCTTTGATTGCCTTATGTAGGTGAGACAATACCATGTTCTTGTTAAGATCCATGATACCACTATGCACATATGTGATAGAATCAGGAGCAATCTTCAGTCCCTGATTACCACCTGAGGTGTTCTTGAGTCCTCTAGGATTGTAAAGAAAATACTCTGCCTGACGCATTGTCAGAGCTTCGTTAATGTCTTTTGCTGCGATTCTAGGGTTCTTTTCAGTCTCTTTGATTTTACGAATCTTTCTAGGGTCAATATATCTGAGTTCTGTCAGACCACCTCTAGGATTCTTAGGATCAATTACCTTATGAAAAAACAATCTTCCATCAACATACCAGCGACGGAAGATTTCGTAAGATCTGTTTTCAAAATCAAGCAACTTGAGGATGTGATCAAACTCCTCACGCATAAGTTTTTTGATTTTTTCTGAAACTTTTACATTAGAGAGTTCCAACTCTACAGGTACATCATCAAAATTACCACAAATAGTCTCGTTAACTACGTCATCTACAGCAGAGTCACACTCTGGTTGTAGAATCATGTCTCTATAACGACCGATGAGTTCGTATTCATTACGAACTACTCCATCAATGTCTACCGTATAACCATAATGAGCACCACCTGTAACGGGATAAGCCCCGTCCAAGTTGTCTTTAGTCACAAAAGAAGGTCCCTTAGGACCTTTTTTCGCTCTATCAATTGAAAAACCGAATAGTTGCGACACGATGTGTATCCTATATTATGATATTATTTAGGGGGTTTCTAGAACCCCCTTTTCCATATTATCCTACAACTCCTTCAGGAATTGCTTGCCAGTATTGAACTTGAAGTTCTACAGTGAATTCTTCAACAGCGTCGTTGCTACCGAAATCAAGATCAATAGCGGAAACGTTGCTTGGGAATACATCAGTGAACTTATAGGATCTAAGGATATTTGCCTTTTCTCCCTTACTTGCGTCACGAGAAAGTTGATGTACGAACATGTCACAGAAGTAACCTGTTGCATCTTGCTCATCACCAAGACCAGTAGTCTGAGTAATGTTCTCATTTGCAGCTTGGATTTTCTCTACCCAAGTTTCAAAGGCATTTCTAAGTGCGAACTTACTATCGTTCATGATAGTTACAGTCCATGGTTCAAAAGTTCTGTCTCCAGCAATCTTAAGAACACGTCCTCTGAAGGGAACCTCAATGATTCCCATCTGAGCGGAAGGCAAGTTCGCTGCGCGAACAGTGAACTTACCGAGATCCGAAAGACCTGTAGCGTTAGAAATAACCTGAGTTGGAAAAGCGAGGTCTACTTGGAATAGATTAGGTCTCGCAAAATCCGAAACGACGCTTGACTTAAATGCGTCAATAGTGCCTCTTACTGCCATTTTTGTTAGCCTCCTTGCTTAATATTATTTAGATTAACTGGCAATTTCAGAGAACGAGACACCAGTTCTCGTTGCAGTGAATGTCAATGTAATGTAGTTAATCGTGCGTGTTGGCTTCACATAGATTTCAGCGTAGAATTCGCCTCTATCAACAGCATCTGGTGGGTTGTTTTCTTCGTCGCACTTGACGAGGAAGTCCGTTACACCACGACGACCTTGAACATCTCTCAAGTATGGCTCAACCAAGTTACGGAAGAGTGAACGAGATGTCTCATCATTCTGTTCAAAGAGTTGTGCCTTAGCAGACTCTCCGATAACTCTTTCAAGAGTCAAGAACAAACGACGTACGTTGATACGATCAAAGGCAGATTGATAACCCAGTGCGGTTTTGTCACCGAAGAGGATTACGCCTTGGCCAGGGAAAGTAACAATAGGGTTAATTCGCTCGGAATAAAGTTTGTCTCTTTGATCTTTGTTAGGAGAGTAAGCAAGTTTAATTGCATTTCTCAAAACACCGCGAGAGAAACCTGCAGGAGAGAACCAAGGATCTTGGTTAATACCAGTTTGCAAGCAAAGACCAGCAACATCACCATTGCAAGGGATGTAGCGATAAACGTCAGAATACTTATCGTAGATATACTTGTAACCAGAATCAAGAACAGCGTAAGAAGTTGAACCGATTGATTGGAAATAAGTAAGAATCTTGTTAGTGATTGTATCAGAGTTAGTCTGACCAATAACGTCGGAACGCATTGGAGAGAAGAACGCGATGCAGTCCTTTCTAGAATTTACGATATTGAGGATTGAGTTTGCTTTTGCAAGAGCAGCATCCTTAGTAGCACCAGCAGGTCCACCGAGAATGTAGTCTACATTGATTGACTCAGCATCAGATACAAGGTTGTAAGCGTTGCTGAAATCTGAGGAAGTGTTAGAATAGTCATCAACACCACCAGCGAAAGCAAATTTAATAGAACCACCAGACTTACCACCCACCATGTGACGACCGTTAGGCTCATCATGCACAGACTTGGAAGACTGAATTCTATTGAAGTTTCTGTTAGCGGAAATAGCACCCCAAGCACCAGTTGCAAGAACTGCGTTTACAGGGAACTGATCGTCATCATCAATATGACCACCTTGGTAGATGTACTGAGATGTCTGCTTCAGAACGTTTGCATAGTAGTTGTTTTCTCCAACAGTAGACTTAGCATCGCTAGCCTTAGATACAGAGATAAACTTCTCAAGAAGAGTGTTTGGAGTGCCAGTTAACTGACCATCTCCATCAAGAACGATGATATGCATTTCATCATTCTTACCACCTTTATCAAGACAATAAAGTGAAGTAGAAGGACGTGGAGCGACATTCACCCACTTCTTACCAGGAAGATACTCACGCTCAGGATACTCGTCGCGGACTGAACCAACCACTGCAGCTTCAGCATCAGCATCAGCGATGCTATCTGTTGCAGCGAATGCAGCAGAGTCAGCGTCAAGAACGACGTGAAGTTCTCTTACAACACTTGCAATTGGACCTGTTACAGATCCTTGGACGACTGTCATAGTGTCGTCAATTTTACCAGTAATACCACCAGAAGGGATATCAATCTCTAGTACGCGATCAGTAGGGTTCCAGGAGAGAACAGTAACTGTCTGATCAGCGCCACCGATTTCAATCGTTGTACCTGCGTCAGCACCAATAAATGCCCAATCCACTCCACCATCATTGGCAAGGCCAGATGTGTGAGTAGGTGCAGAAGCACCAGATGTACCAGCACCTTGTGCTTGGTAGATGTTACCACCGTTGGTTACTCTGTCAAACTTACTGTAGTAAGCAGCAGTAGACCAAGCGGGTTCGTCTGGGATAAAGTCCCCATTTACAGTTGACTCAAGTGTCAACTTTACTGAATAGCGGAATACTTTACCGCCTTTGTTACCAGAGACAACTGCACCTGCTCTAACGAATCTATAGTCATCAGTACCTGCGGGAGCGTTCAAAGTTAAAATTTGATCGGCACCAGCGTCTGTGACAAAGACTCTAAGTGAGTTTCCATAACTACCAGGTGATTGTGTTGCAAATACCCAGTTGTTACTACCACCTTCATATGAGGTTTCGTAGTTCTGTAGATTTTTAATCTTTACTGCAGTAGAATTACTGACTGCATTTTTTAAGTTCGTGCCATCAGC